TTAGAGAACCGTACCGGTCGATATATCTTTCTAGAGAGGGAGGAGGAAGAGACGTACACAACCTCGAACCTTTTGAGGACCTGCTTGCTTCTCTGGGATTTGAAACAATATACGCAAGTAATCAAGCAGATCTCCCGAGGATCATGCAAGAAGCTTCCGTGGTTATAGGCTCACACGGAGCTGCGATGGCAAACTGCGTGTTTTGCTCAACCAAAACTACTCTGATAGACTTGCTTCCTGCTTATTATATTGCTCCGTACTATATGAGCTTAGCTGACTCAGTAGGATTTAAATATTATGGTATCGTTTGCGCTGAGAGCGAACCCAATAAGAAAGTTTCTAGCTCTGCGCCTCACGCACAAAGAAGCATGTTTGTTAACACAGACAAATTAAAAAGTTTTTTAGAAACAACCGTACTGTAGTTTATGAGCGACAAATCTTTGTTTGTAGTCGTACCGTATTTTAATTTTGTAAATTACTCCTCAGGATTAAAAAATCTAAACAGGTTTGTAAGCCAGATGGCTATGTACCCTGACATTAAAATGGTGTTGGTAGAAGGATACAGAGAGACTAGCCTGCCTGATTTTACAGAAAAAATTTTCAAGCATATTAAAGTTCATCTTCCTAGCGTTTTGTGGGTCAAAGAAAATTTAATAAACATAGGCGTAGCTAGTTTGCCTGATGATTGGAAGTATGCCTCTTGGATAGACAGAGATATTTTATTCACAAATACAAGCTGGGTAGAGGAGACTATCCAGCAGCTAGAATACAACGATCTCGTGCAGCCTTGGACCTCTTGTGTTTTTTTAGATAAAGATCACCTTCCTGAAACTATAACAAAACACACGGAGTCTGTTGTTTTTGCTGAAAGCTTTTGTAGCTTTTTTGCGAAAAACACAATGACTACAGATAACTGGCATAGAGCCACGCCTTCCACGATAGGAAGGCTTACCACTAATGTATGGGGAGGACATCCAGGACAGGCCTGGGCGATAACCAGAGAGTTCTATACAAAGCTAGGAGGATTGTACGACAAAGGGATTGTAGGAGGAGCAGATTCACTAATCCTGATAGCTAAGTTAAAACTAAAAAGTACAGGCATGCTGGCTGGGATTGCTGAGGATGCTGCAGAGCATATAGGAAAACTGACCAACGCTCGAATATCTAGTGTGCGAGGCTTGGTTTGTCACTATAGTCATGGAGAGATTGAAGACAGGAACTATACACACAGACATAAAATATTGACGAACAATCAGTACAGTCCTGAAACTTGTTTAAAATATACCTCAGAAGGAGTTTTGACCTACAGAGAGCAAAATACAGCTCTCGAGCAAGAAGTTTATAACTATTTTAAAATGCGTAAAGAAGATGGAAATAACCAATGACTCTAGACTGGTCAGCATTACCCTGGAAGGGACACAATACATATCCTTGCGCTATATGATGCCTTGGAATCCTCTGAGCCCTAAAGGAATACAAGGCCTGCTTCATTTGGCTCAAGATGTGCAGGAGAAGGCAAAACATAAAAGTATATGGGTCGAAATAGGCACACACCACGGAGAGGCGGCAGCGCTGTTATTAGGGTTTAGATACATAAAAAAGCTACATTGTGTAGACATACTGGAAAATTCTTTAAGCGCTAGAAGATTGAAAGATGCTATACGTGAGGGCCGCTGCGTGCTCCACAAAAAATCATCACTAGATTTTTCTGAGGAAATAGATCAAGTTGACGTAGTGTACATCGACGGGAACCATAACTATGGGGATGTAAAGTCAGACATCGCTGCATGGTACGACAAAATTCCTTCTGGTGGAGTACTTGCAGGACACGACTATAATCAGGTAAGCTGGCCTGGCGCAGTAAAAGCAGTAGATGAATTTTTAGCTAATAATAAAGAGCTCACCCTACAAAAGTATATAGATTCTAGTTGGGCTATATTTAAACCGTAGCAGGTTAAATTAAATTGCTCGATTCTCTGTAATATGTTATATATTAACAGAGATTATGAGCAAAAAAACAAAGTATTTTTAACTTCGGAGATACTGATGCATGAAGGTGTATCGGTATTTTTTTATGCTTTATGCAGCTCTCATATTTATTTTTGTTGTTATGCCGCTATTGACTAAATTTACAGATATCAGACGAGCTTCTGGAGTTCTAGACAAGTTCTCTAGAACCAATCCACTATACTTCTATGCCGTAGGCAGCGACACACAGTGGACTAATCTGGCTAACTGGTATAAAAATCTTAGCCGTAAAACAAACGCAACGAGTTTACCGACCAGTTCATCAAAAGTTACATTACTCTCTAGTTGCGCAGCGAATCTAGACTCTTCGAGTTGGGTAACGCCTAAAAGCATATATCTAGAAAAAGATGTTACCTTGACCCTAACGTCTACCGCAGCCACACCTCCAGCTTTTTCTTGTTCAGTGTACGGAGAAAGGTCTGCAAGACTAATAGCAAATAATGTAGCTCTGCGACCTTAGTATGGCTGACCAGAATCAAATATTTGTAAACACCACACTGAATGCGGGAGCAACTCTGCACACTACTGTGCACGGAGAGGTGGAAATAAACGAAGGAGGAGGCAATTGCGGTACGGTGATAGGAAATATTAACGTACGCAAAGGAGGAAATCACGGGAAAAGCTGTCCAACAAGCACACTATGTACAGGGAAAGTGGTTGTCGACGCTGAGGGAGAAATATATGGTCAAGTCTTGGGAGAGGTTGTTCTCAATGCAGGAGCGATAGCTGGTAGTCCTAATCAGCCTGCAGTAGTTACAGGAAAGGTAGTGATACGGAATAACGCTATAATAAATAACGTAACAGTATATGGTGACGCCAGAGTTCAGAGGCTTGCAAATACAGCTAACGCAGCGATATACGGAGCAGTTACCGAGTATAAAGTTGGTCCTTACATAAACGCGTATTATGGAGATAACGGAGAGATTGCTTCCGCTACGGTAATAAATCTGCCTACCCCTGCTCTGGATGGTCCGGCTAATGTATACTACAATTACTCTGCAGGGTCTTCTAATCCTGCTAATGGATATTACAGCACTGGGAGATATTTAAATGGAGGTATCACTACTGTACCTGTGCCTACGCCTCGCCCAGCAATAGACGATGGGATATTCAGAGTATACAACGTCGCAGGAAGAGATAATGCTCCGACGCAAACACCAACAACCCGAGTTGCCAGTGGAGTATACAGCAACGGCTACTTTCAATCTGGAACTTTTTACTATCCAGCTTTTGGAGAAGTTAAACCTAGCGTGCCTCTAGATATACCTGCAGCAGCGAACAGGAGAGTGTATTTCCAAGGAGCCGACGCTATTTTTGATGCATACTCTGGACTAAACGCAGGAACAGGAGGAACACCCGAATATGTTCCTGCTGACCCTGGCGGGACAGCTACAGGATCGGCGGCTTTTGCTGCAGGGACAGATCGTTGGGAAGGAGACACAGCAGGCTGGAGTGGATATAGCTCGAGAGGATGGGTGTCGGGGCCTTATACTACAGGATTTTACAATAACGGGTATTTAAGTACCCCTCCAACAGGAACAGGGTTTACGAAAACTATCGATGGAAACCTCATAAGGTCAACTACAGGAACGCAGACTTCTGAAACTACACTGGCTGCAGCACGATACAACTCAGCTGGAGAGCCTCTAGAGCTTAACAAAGGTTACCTGGGCAATGCCTACGGAGGTTCCACGTCTTCTCGTAAGGAAATATGGGTACCACAAAATCAGACACTCGGCTTAGATGCGGAGGTATTTGCAAATCCAAATTTATCGACACCTCTAGCTCAGGACTTCAGCTACAACAACTTTATTTACTCAGTAAACTTATCAGGAGTTATCGACGAGATTACTCCTTTACCTACAGGATATACTTCTACCACTCCAATAGCTGGGATGGGTAGTTTCCCCAATTCAACAAATTCAGGTTCTACAACCATAGTTATATGATAACCGAAGAAAAATTGCTTAGTGCTCTGCACACAGCTATAGATGACACAACTACGGAACATATTAAGCTTGTGGACTCAAGCGTGTGGCGAGATGGAGCAGCTCCAGAAGTGGAGTTACCCACAGACCGCAGAGCTATCTGGACTGAGCCTTATCCTGGAATATACATCATCAACGTCAACGGAGTAAGACATTTCAAAAAGCAGTTCGGATCGATTCAAGAGCTTTTTAAAAAGGCGGTAGCCGCGAATTACACGATAAATTCTTTAGCCTTTGACGTGCCTTCGAAGCCCAGACTTTTTAACTTTAAAAGTACAGAGAAAACTAGTGTAGCCATAATTACTATGTTTTCTCCAAAAGCCTCAAGAGACTGCTGGTTAGAATTTATTAAAAATGTGCAATTTCCTGACGATGTCGAAGTTGATGTGATTCTGGGAGATAATAGCGGAAACACAAACGTAAAAAATCTACAAGTTCAGCTAAAGAGTGAGTTGTCTTTAAAATATAGAGACATACACATTTTAGATTTGGGAGACCCTTACGAGGTTAAACCTGAAGACCACTATCTAGAAATGCACAAGCATGCTCATGTGGCTGTGAATTATTCGATACTGCTGCAAGAACCCTCCGAGCACTTCGACTATATACTAAAAATAGAGGACGATATGGAGCCTCCAGAGGACGGATTTGTAAGACTCTACGAGCAGATAAAAAATTTAGAGAAACAGAAAAAGAAAGTGGCTTGCGTAGGAGGGTACTATAGGCAGAAACTGGACCCTTCGACACCATGCCTATCTATGCAACCTTTCATATGGGGTAAGACTCCCAAAATTGAAGACATGCAGCCTAGACTGATACGGGTAGAGATGCAAGGAGGAGGATTCTCTTTGTACAACTGTAAAGCGTTACAAGAGGTGCTTCCGTATAGGCTGACGTTTAAAAGACCTCACGGTAATTTTTATATGACTGGCTGGGACGGTAGCATTGGAGAAGAATGGTCAGCGTCTGGATGGGAACAATACTGCGACGGAACACTTTTTTGTAAGCATCATTTTTAAGCCATGAACTACCTTTCTGCCACAACCATAGTTAAAAATGAAAAGCACTATATTAAAGAGTGGCTGGCTTACTACAAGAGCATGGGAGTCGAGCAGTTCTATATCTTTGATAACGGATCCACGGACGGAACAGAAGACGAAGTGTATGATTTACCCTTTTCGGACGATATAAACTTCATAGACTTTAAACTAAATAAAACAGACAAAATTGCTTCCGCTTATAACTTCGCAGTTGAATACTTTAAGAGCAAAACAGAGTGGATGATATTTTGTGATCCTGACGAGTTTTTTATACCTCAAGCTGTGGATGATTTGAGGAAATTTCTTGAAGACTACGAGGAGTTTTCTGGAGTAGGCGCAAACTGGAGAACGTACGGATCTTCTGGACACATTCTGCGACCAGTCTCAGGTCTTTGTGTTGAGAATTTTTTAAACAGAGGCAAAGACGACTGGTGCGTGAACTTGCACGTCAAAAGCATTGTAAAACCTAGCGAGGTGATAGGTTATCTAAATCCTCATGTATTTAATACTTTAAAAGGAACTGCTGACGAGAACGGAGAATTAATTAAAGGAGAAACTCCAGGTAGACTAGAAGCTGTTAATGGGAGTAAGATAAGAGTTAATCAATATTTTACAAGAGCTTACGAGGATTATCTAGAAAAGTACAGAGCTAGCGACAAAACTTCGAGTAACTTTAAAGAACGTGCGGATATTGATTGGTTTGATGCCTACGACATTAATGAAGTCTATGACGATACCGCAAAACAATACGCAGAGCAAATAAGACAAAATTTATAATATGGAAAAAATTCCCTGGTTCATCTGTCTTAACGACAGAAAAAACATATATAACGATCTAGCTAAAATAGCGGCCAAATCGTCGGAGGTGTGCGAAAATTTTGACCGTTACTGTCTGTATGCTGGAGAAGACCAAGCATTCGTAGATTACCTTACAGGTACAGGAGTCACAGTCATTAAACATAAATCGACATTTACTGACGATATAAACAAGACAAATCGAATCCCTGGTGAAAAACTATTGATGCAGGGTACGTATATGCGTATGGATATTCCAAAAGTAATGCATGAGCGCGGACTAGACTACTCGCACTACTTCTATACAGATACTGACGTAATTTTTCAGAAAGACCCATATACCGAACTTGTAGATAATCTACCCTCCACTATAGCAGCTACAGGAGAATTTACAGAGCAAGGCAATGTTAAGAACTTGTTTAATGCAGGAGTTATGCTGTGTAACACACGATACATGTACAACAGTTACGAAGATCTTATACAGTTTGTAAAACTAGGTAAGTACAACTTTCAAGCTCATGATCAAGGAGCTTTAAATATTTTTTACAAAGACGCAGTCTGCAAATTTTCAGATCTTCTTAATTGGAAGATTTACTGGGGAATTAACAAAGAAGCTTATCTTGTCCATTTTCACGGACTTAAAATAGACCGTCTGGAAGACTTTGTTACCCTGGACCGTGAAAAGTTTTTACAAAAATGGCCTATGATTAGGCATATTGTAAACTACAAGCCAGACACAGGCGAAGCGCTTAACTATTACTACAACACATATAAACAACAGCTAGCTTCTTTGTAATTATGAGCTCAATACCCTGGTTCATCTGTCTTAATGATCTATATCAAGAGCAAGCAAAAGTGGCTGTAGCTACTGCCGAAATTTGTAAAAACTTTAAGCGCTATTGTCTGTATAACGGCAATGATGAGGCTTTTGTTCGTTTCTTGGAGAGCTATGAGGTGACTGTAATAAGAGGAGAGTGCGCTATACATGACGAAATCCACGAGTATGTGTCTGACCCTAACGAAGTGCGCACAGCCTGTTCCACATATCTTAGGTTAGATGTTCCTGTTGTACTTAAAAAGCTCGAGGTTAAAGCATCGCATTATCTGTATACGGATGTGGATGTTCTTTTCCAAAGTGACCCGTACGAGTTACTCAACAGCTATTTGCCAGAGACTTTTGCTGCTGCAGGAGAGAACGCTAAAAATTGTGATGTAAGCAAACATTTTAATGCAGGAGTGCTGTGGTGCAATAGTGAGTACATGCTCGAAACATACGACGCGCTCATCACAAGCATTACAGATAAACAGTTTAAATTCGCAGGAAGAGACCAGGGAGCTCTGAATAGCTTTTATAAGACCTCAGTTAAAAAGCTTAGCGATCTATTGAATTGGAAAACTTACTGGGGTATAAATGATGATGCAAGCATTATACATTATCACGGAATGCAGAGCGATCGTGCTGAAAAACTGATTGAGCTTGGAGCCTCTCTTTTTGCTGAACGAATCCCTGGATTAAAGCCGCTGGTATGTCATAGTAAACACGCGGAGGAATCAATAATTCACTATTATCGTAAATTTCAAAGCCTGCTAAAAACTTTATGAATATTATCTACAATAAAAAACACGACTACGTGATGTGTTACGTGCCCAAGGCAGGATGCAGCCTCATGCGTAAAATATACAAAGACTTTCACGAAGATGAGTACTCTTCTTGGGACGGGCTTAATTTCAGCTCGCTATTTGTTACCGGCAACGACAAGCCTCAGGTCTATGCAACAAGCAACAAGTTTATTTTGGTTAGGAATCCTTATAAGCGAGTACTCAGCGCCTACTATGATAAGTTCTTACATGTCCAGGGAAGCCAAACAACTCTTTCTGTAAAGTTTGTAAATTTATTTAAATTGTACTGTATTACAAAAGATGCAGAGCTGGTAGCCACTGCTTCAGACAATGACGAGCTGCATAGATTGTCTCCGTCATTAAAATCATTGATCAGAAAGGCGAAGCTGCCGATCAACCTAGGTGATGTGCCTGACGACTTTGATACTTCGTTTAGAAGGTATCTGGAGTTTTTAAAGTTCTTTAAAGCTAACGGAATCTTCAATCTCGAAGAGCACCACGAACTTCAGTGCTTTTATCCCTACCCTGGCTGGGAGCTCGACAGGATTTTAAAAGATATATATGTAATGGATATTGAACGTCTTCCTGACGGTGTAGCAGAGTTTTACGGAAGATTTTTAAGCGAAGGGGATCTTGCCCGGATAAAAGAGCTGACTGCACAAAATTTAAAAGTACATGCGAACAGGAACAGCACCGCCCCTAAAAAAGATCTGAGAGGCAGCATTTCTGCAACCACACACGGAGACGAAATTGTGAAATTGGCTACAGAAACCAACACACTACCAGATCATTTCACTATGTTTGATCCGGACACAGAGAGCTTGTTTTACGAGATATTTGCAAAAGACTTTACCGCGTTTAACTATAAGAGAATGTATGAAAAATAAAATTTGTTTGGTTCTTCCCTATTACGGACCGTTTCATGCCTACTTTAATTTGTTTCTACATAGTGTAGGCAGAAACAAAGACTTTTTTGATTTGTTGCTGGTTACAGATCATCCTGTGCCCGATCTACCCTCGAACGTTTATAACAAAATCTATTCAGTTGATGAGGTAGGTAAGAGAATAACTGCAGCTATCAAAGATTGGTTTTCGGTAGATGTGGCTACACCCTTTCCTGAAGGCAAGATGTCCAACGGAAGACCGGCGCTGTATAAACTGTGCGATTACAAATTTCTTTATGGTGACGTGTTTGCTGAAGAATTGCAGAGCTACCCTTATTGGGGGTTTGTAGACTGCGATCTTATTTTTGGAGATGCTTCCAAATTTCTTCAAGACTTTGAACAATACGACTTTATAGGCAACAGAGGTCATCTTTGTTTTTTAAAGAAAGGGGACAAAGCTAAAAATATTTTATTGGATGTGTCTAACTGGCCAAATCACCCAAATTACATGCCGTCTAGACTAAAAGAAGCCAAGGAAAGTATCCCGAAGACTAGAGATCAACACCTACTAGATGAGGGATGGTTTCAATGTACACTTAAAATGTATGCCGGACTTTATCCTGATAAGTTCAAGTATTTTTATACTGCTTACTCGGGAATAGTGGCAGACACTTATCACCCAGGAGCTGAAAATAAATTATATTTTGATAAGCTACAGGCCAGGTTTGAATTCCCTGAAAAGCTACCAAATGGAGTAGCTCAAACAACTTTTAAAAATTTTGAAGAGCAGTATTTTGCGTATTTAGACGGCAGGGTTTTTCGCAAGAGCTTTGCAAATGCTTACGATTCTTGCGAGCACTTGTATGTACATCTCATAGGACGTACGTCTTATGCTAGCAATAATGTCGGATTCAAAGACTACGACTCAAAACTGAACTTCACCATTAAACCTATTTTAACCTTCGACAAAATCGAAGAAGACTACGAAATCTAAGTATTGCCTGATTAAATAATAGGGCAAATTTATGGTATAATATATTGATACCTAGACATGTTGTCCTGGTAGCCTTTTAACCACCCAACAAAACATGAACGTTAAAATTAACCTGAATAAGTACTTCACTGAAAGCCAGCTCAGCCGCGTCAATGTCGATGCCGCGACTTTGGTCGAAGCCGCAGAAAATGCTTTTAAAACCAGAGCATTTACAGAAGGAGACAAGCCTGACACGTACCTGATAACCATTCCCACAGAATGGGTGAATCCGGTACTTGTTACTTTAAAGCCTGGAGATACAGGAACGTTTACGTTCGAAGCCAGACCCGGAGTAGATGAACTTCCGTCGAAGCGCCTGCGAGCTGACGCTTCTCTAACTCCTGATCCGTTTGACTCTGCGGAGCTCGTGATGTACGGAAGAACTGCTCTGGGGAGAGATGCGACACACGAAGATTCAACCTTCGAGCTTGTGACTATAATCACGAAGCAGGGCACTGGTCCGCAGCCAATCCATCCTGACACTCTCATCAAGAATTACTTCTTGCTGCCTGGAGGTTCACCGATGGCGATCTCGGTCGACGAGTTTGCTGTAAGACTCAAGCAGAGCTATGTGTTCTGGGCCGACAAAGTGATACTCGCGGACAGATGATATGTGCTCTCCATACATGCCTAACCCGCACGGAAGCGCGAGGACTATCGCAGAATCTGCGAATGCCCGAAGCAGCATGCTCAGAGACGAGGATTATTGGCAGCCCATAATCATGGAGCGGCCTTGGTTGTTTCCTCAGCTTAAAAGGACTGGGGTATGGGACACCCTAGGACGCATTAGAAAGAGAGGTAAAAAACGTCCCTGAAGCCAGGCTAAACAAGAGTTAGGCATACAAGAAAAGGGTGGAGATATTCTCCGCCCTTTTTTTAGCTATTAGGTGGCTTTTAGGCTAGAACCTGCTATTATAGAAGTATGCGATTGCTGCCTGCCAATATAGTTAAGCTAGCCAAGTCTTTAGAGCTTAGAAAGCTTATTGAGGCCAAGGAGCGGTCTGACGCAGGCGACTACACAACAAAAAATAAAATACTTCAAGACATTCTTAACAAAAGCCCCAAGCAGTTTAAGATAGACTCAAAGTTAAATGAAAAATATGTAGGCATAACGCATATTCCTTCCGGATTTAAAATACACACGCAAAGAAAGCTGATTCCTTCAAATATAGAATATAAATGAAAGTTAAACAGGTTTGCGAAGAGTTGTTAGGTGGTAGAAAGTACCCGCTAACTTCACTACTTGGAGAAGTTATAGAAGCGTTACAGGCTCTGTTAAAGCTGGACTTTAAAGAGTTCTTAGGAGAATTTAGGCAAATCATTTTTGAGCTTCAAATACATATACATCAAACAACAGGAGCAGATTTTGACCTCTTGTTTTGCACTGATGTAATTAACGAAGGATACCTTAGGCGAAAGGTGTGGATAGAGCTGTTCTCCCTGTTTGATATCCCGTTTCACAATAAGTATCTGATTAACGGAAGTAATTTTCGCAGAGCCCATAAGATAAAAGCAGCGTTTAAGCTGGCTGGGCTAAGATTAAATGTCCTGCACGCGGTAAGTCTGAGTGAAAAATACAAACAGATTTATCCGGACAATCCAACCAAAGGCATATACGTAAAATAATATGACAAAACCAAAAACGCCCGCAAAACCAGACACTAGCCCTAAGGTGTACCAGAGAGAAAAAATTTCTTTCGAGCTTAAAATTCGCGAGCTTCCATGGACCGAAAAGCAAAAAGCTTTAATTGAGCTAGGATCAGCTAGAGACAGCAGAATTATCTTCTTGTCTGGTCCTGCAGGAAGCAGCAAGACCACCTGCGCAATGAGAATCGGACTAGAGATGTTAAACAGTAAGAAGGTGTCCGACCTTGTCTTTGTGCGGGCTGCTGTAGAGTCTGCAGACTCAAAGCTCGGCTATCTTCCTGGAGACATTAACGGAAAGTATGAGCCTTATATGGGACCTTTCGAAGATAAACTGGAAGAGTTGCTGTGTGCCGGAGATGTTAAAAAACTAAAAGCTGAAAATAGGTTTATCTACCAGCCCATTAATTTTGTTAGAGGGGCTAGCTGGACAGCTAAATTAATTATAATCGACGAGTGCCAAGATCTAACAATTAACGAGATTCAGACTCTGATGACTCGTATAGGGAAGTTTACAAAAATGATTTTGTGTGCAGATCCCAAGCAGTCTGACCTACCTAAGAACAAACAAGGAGGCTTTGAAAAGTGCGCTCACATGTTCAATACTGTCGAAGCTCAGCAGTTCGGCATATATAGCGTAGCTTTTGATTCTTCGGACATTGTTCGTAGCGAACTCTGCAGATTCATAGTGAAAACTTTTGAAGAGAATCCTGCAGTAATGGAGTCTAAAAAAAATTAGCCTCTGATTATAGAGTTGTTGTCGCCTGATTGTATTGTTCTACGCTTAGTATCAGTATGTGGGTCTTCAGAGTCTACATGAGCTACAGGAAGACCTGATACCATATCTGTAGGAACGTCAATCCGTAAAGTCTCTGACACTGAAGCCGGAACAGGCGTAGAGTCTTCAAGAGCCCACAGAGGGTCTTCTGGAGCGGCATGCACTATGACAGGAGTGTAGGACACAACCTCAGGCTCAGGCGGGACGACCAGAACGGCAGGAGGAATTATTTCTTCGACAAGTTCAGTCACTGCAGGTTCGTGCGCAACAGAAGCAGGAGCGATGTCGGGAGCAATAACAGGAGCAGAAGAGGGCGGAACAAATATAGGGGCTGGAGATGTAGATGGTGATGAAATCTCGCTGTACTCAGGCACCACTTCGGTCCTGAGTAGGTTTTCCAGCTCTTTCATCTCTGCTTCTTTCCGTGCGCTCCTAAGCTCAATAAGCTTGTTTAAAGCTAGAATTAGAGTGACTGCCAAAGGGTCAAAAACAGTAATCAGGGCAAATATAAAGTATTGAACAGAGGTATCTACGTCAGTGTTGAGTGCATTAGCTATAAATTTGAATGACCCTACGTCTGTAGTTGTATTCATAGCTATTTTTAAATCTTCTATCTCCCTGTCTACAGATATGCTTCTTTCTCTAGATTGGGAAATCAAAGCCTCTTTCTTTTGTGCTTCCTCATTAGCGTCGGCTATCGCCTTATAAGCCTGATCTCTGGGGGCTTTGTAGTTACCAGCATCTTTTACGCGCTGTTCTTGTGTTGTACGTATATCTGACAGCACTCTAACTCTTTCTGAGTTGTTGCTGATACTCTCAACCAGCGAGAGCTTCTCGTTCTCTAGAGTTTTTATTTTGGTTTCAAAAGAACTTACGGTGGTGGCGTGTGTTTGATAGGCATTTGTTAAAAAACCAAAAATACCCAAGCTAGTAACGCCCATTAAAACTAACACAGCACTACAGAGATAAACTTTAAGTAAAAATTTAATATCTTTCCAGTAGCTATGAAGAAAGCTAGCAGCAACAAGCTTTCCTATCTCCAGAGAGCTGGCCATTATGCCTATAGCCAGTGAACTTCCAGAAAATAATACAACAAGTCCTTTTATACTAAAAAAGGCAGCACAACCGGCCACAAAAAATGCAGAAAGAGCTACAAGTATAATAAATGCCATACCAATAATTGTAGTACATTTAATCCGCAAGCTCAACACATAATAAAATGAGCCTGGACAGGTAACTATCCAGGCTCATCATACATGGTCTCGTTCGCAATCGGTTAATTAGATATTTTTGCTCCCCTTATAGTCAATCGCAAAACAGGAGAATCTGCTCCAACGTAAGTTACGTTAGTTTCCACAAGCCCAGTCATTCTGGTCGTGCCTACAAAAACAGAGGCAGGGTTTATCGAGTCTCCTGGAATGAATGTGACGTTGCTGGGAGGATTAACACAGTTCAAGGCTTCGGAAAACTCACATCCTTCAATATTACATCTATAAGGGTTTTCGCACGACGCAGAACCGCAAAGCTTTTTTGGCTGCAGCGCCTGTTGGCTTTCGCTCAGCCAGGACAGAGCTTCATCAACAGTCAGGTTAAATTCCTTCAAAGACTCCTCTAACGCCTTCTTGTGATTCTTTTTAAGTTTTAATTGGGTTGTACTCATATTAATTTTCAGTTTCTAGTTTTCTTCAAAATCAAAATACCTAGCTAGTAGATGGAGAAAATCACTCAGCCTATTGAGGTATTTTTTTAGTGTAGGTCTGACAACGCTGCCTTCAGCTTCTTCCATACGCAAAACAGATCTTTCTGCGCGACGGCAAACCTTAGAGGCGAAGTCTGCAAGCGAACCTCTTTTAGACTCTCCATACAGCACCCAGCCTTGCTGATCTAATTCAGACATGTTTTCAAGTAAAGAAACTTCAGCATCTAAAGAGTCTAGATCTTCTGTCTTTATCGAATCATATTTCAAAACATATTCATCACGCATCTCGGCTTCAGCTGCGATCTCTCCCATCAATAGAGTAAGCCTGTGTTGAATTTCTTTTAAAGAAGCTGCGTACTTGGGGTATTGATGAGCCTCATACTTCAGCATACCCATAGCAGCATTCAGCTCGTCAATGTCTCCCACAGCAGCGATGGCCGGGTCTGTCTTGCTTACCCTCGAACCGAACAATCTTCCTGTTTTTCCTTTGTCTCCTGATTTTGTAGCGATCTTCATAGCTCACAATCTTGTGACTCCTCACAGCAAAAGTCAAACATTTGTGGTATAATATATTGATGAGATCACCCGATTTTATTTTATGATACCACTAACCGAAGACAAAAAACTAGACTTGATAGACATGTTCGTCGCGGCTGTAGAGTCCGAAACGGTATGCAAAAACGCTAAACCGTACATGGAGATGATTAACGATGTGAATGGTGTGGCAGTGATGCCTAGTAACTTCTGGGCATGTCCTTGTGGAGAGTGCCACCCTATGAGTTTTTTACAGGTAGCTGTGAACAGTCAGGCATTTGAAACTATCCAAAGATATGTTGAAAAAATAATGACTACATTACCTCTCCATTCCGGAGCAGTGTTCACCACAGTATTCAAACCTGGAGAAATGGAGGATGCCGAACCTACGGTGCTTTGTTTGAAAAACTACGACAGCGAGTTCCCTGACCTCGAATATTCAAAGGTGGACAGGTACCACTTCAACTTGGTCAGCAGAAAATTAAAGGATCATATTACCTTCTGGGAAGGCATTACAGATGCTTTGATAGCTATGCTTGGAACAGACTGATTTGAATTAGCGTGAACACAAAAACACCCACAACAAAAGTAATTCGTTGTGGGTGTTTTTTTTAGCTGTCAGCTACTCTACAGCTCTAAGCTACAGGCTCCTCCTGCACAAGCAATCTCTCCTTTGAAGTCAGTGTTATCTTTTCTTTCACGAATATCTTCAAATTTGAACTCGTCGGTGACGAGAGAAAAAGCCTTCTCTAAAATTTCAAAAATTTCAGGATGTGGAGGCTGGCTGTAGGGCAGGTATTTATAGTCTCCGCCGTCATATGGAATGAGGCTGATACCATAATATGAATCTCTGTTATCTAGCATCCAGCGCTTGATCGCTTCTTTTTCATGCTCGTGGTAGTTTATGGTTAGACTGATGTTGTGGGTATTGTCTCCAACAATGTGCCCTGGAACAATCCAGCTGTCATACAATACTTTCACGCGCTCCAAACACTGCACAGCGGTTTCCTGGCTTCTGAGGAGTGTGGTGTCATACAGTTTGATAGGAACCTGCATGATCATGTCGTTGCTGTTGAATGGATCTTCTGCAACAAAAGCAGGGAATTTCTTGGCTAAAGCTTTAGCCAGCGCGCTAAACTTATCCATACGTACACGACGCACATAACGAATCTCATGTCCTGCATGTACACCTGCAGTTGTTCCTAGCCAGCTGCTGCTGGTTCCTGAAGGTTTTGTGGTAGTTATTCGGCGAGCAGGGTTGATTCCCAGCTTTTGCGCCCAGAGCTTGTTTACCTGAACTGCTACCTCTGCACCTTCTTTAAGGTTTTCTGGAGTCAAAATGGCTTGAGCTTCAGCTTGTCCTGTGATGCTCACCCCTAGCAACGCTTCTTCGTCTGCGTTCTTTTTCCACTCAGGCTGCACATATTTAAAGTCTGTATAGGTTGCTTGTAGTGTTCCTAGAATAGTCGCACTAACAACAGCCTTCAGCCAATCTTCTTTGCTGAAGCATTGAGCGGCATTAATTTCTGTAAGGTTGCAGACACCCATACTCTTGAGTGCAATCTCGTGACAAGGATTGAATCCCATCTCATCATCGTTGGTGAGACTCAGGCCAGGCTCTGCCTGACCGCCAGCAAAACAAGCATCAATTACCCTGCCTGCTTTTTCTCTAAAGTCTGGATCGTCTTTGCGTAGAACAGCGGAGTTATTTGCACGAGCAAGCTCAGGATATTTTTCCCACCAGTTGTTTGCTTTGCAGTTCAGAAGTTCTTCATCATCCACATCGAACAGACTAATCAGTGCTCCTCTACGAACGCCTCCGACAACAACGCAATCGGCAATCAAACAGGCAACGCGATGACATTCGAAAGGGGTGAGTTGCCGTCCGACAGCCTTCCTCAAAATTGCACGGACATTCGCATGCATCTTGATTAGAGCTTTCGGACCACTAGCTGTCCCTCCTGTACTCAAAGGAGCACCCATAGGACGAATGGGAGTATAGTCGAACTGCAGATCAGGGTTGCGGAAAAGTTCCAGCAAGCTATCGCACCAACCCTCTGCCGAGTCAGCCACAACATAGGGAGGGACCACAGCGCCTTCGGGAATAGCTCCTAGAGAAGAGATGTGTTTCTTTTTGACGCTGAAGCCGACACCTACACCGCTCATGCTCATGTAGAATAGGTCTGCAAAATCTCTAAACTTTGTGATGTTTAGGAAACTGCAATTAAACATTCGATTATTGCGACGCTCAATTGCTTCGCCAGCGAACTGGAAGCTGCGCATGCTGGGAACTACCCTACCGGCAAAAACCTGCTCGTATGCTTTTTCAATAGCTTCTGCATGCTCAGGAAACTTCCGGATATGCATCTGCATATTCCTATTTATAGTCTCCTCTTTAGACTCTCTGCGAAGCTCTTCAGGAAGATATTTTGCGTATGTGCGGTAGTGTACGAGTTTGCTTAGGAATTCCTTGCTCATTTTTGTTTGTTATTGATGTGAGGTTTTATAGTACCCAAATATGAGGTTTGGGTACAGAAAATTAATTTTTTACCGCAAAAATTTACTTCTTGCCTTCTTCAATGCAACTCAACATAGAGACACCTGACTGACTTAGATGGTTGAGCGCCCAAGAAGGAAAAGGCAAACTGTAGGAAGAGCTAGATGCATTACTTCCAGAAACTATAGTTGCACGAGCAGAAGCTTTTGGGATCAGCCTCGTAGTATTTTCAAGCATGGTGGTCGAGAGATCCCAGCGAGAGCATATATCTTTAAGCAATAAAACCAAGCTCGCCACTTGCTCTTTGCTGTAATCTGCCCAGTAGTTGTATCCTTTGAATTTATGTTCAAAAACTGGTCCTTTATATAGGTTAGAAGGATGTACATAACCAAAAGCATAATACCGACTATTCTCCTTCTCCAAGTAAAGCTCATTACACAGATAGATACTGATACTGCTTTTGTTCAAGGAAGAGACCCGCTTGTCAGGTCCTAGATGATTCGACCAGTAGTCCTCATCGAAGCAGCTAAATATTTCTCCTGACCTGCCTACGACATAATGCCCTGCTACCTTGTCTCCGAGAAGACCCCAGGTCTTCATCAGATAGTTTTCACTATTCTGTTCAGAGGTATAGGAATATTTCGTTCTAGACAGGCTTCCATGCAAAACAATATTTGTTTTGTCTGATCGAGCTGACACAAAACTTTTAGAAGATATGTCAAACGGAGTGTGGTTTAAAGAGGTGCGCATATGAGCTGTCTAGTTGCCTTACATTTATATTTAAACTGCTGGCTAGATGCAAGGCTGCTTGATCTCTGCCATATAGTTCACTGTAGATTATTTCTTTAACTCCGTGAGCTGCTGCCAGCTTTAAGCACTCCGTACATGGAGATAGAGTTACGTAAAGATAGTGAGGCTCTCCCTGTTTTGTATATCTCAGACAGTTGTATTCAGCATGATCCACAAAAGGCCGTCGCTTATCTCTGTCTGACCAGTCTATTTCAACTCCAGCCGGAGTTCCATTGTATCCGGTACCTATTGTTGAGTGGTCTGACTTAAATGCTGCAGCTCCCACTTGCACATAAGGATCAGGAGATCTTTGAGCTGCGGCATAAGCAAGTAAAAGCCCGTACTGATCCCAGTCGGGACGTGTTCTTTCTGTAGGATTCATGGTCGGCTAACCTAACACATCGAAGGCTGCACGACAAAGGGTTTTCAAGATCTTCTCAATCTCGTCGTCTTCAACTCTATCAAAATTCTTGAAAATTAATTTCTCCCCATCATAATCAACAGTCAAAGTGAAAACTCCATCATAGACGATAGTTATTTGCTCTGCTTCTGTATCGTAGTCAAATTCAAATCTCATCTCTTTCTGTTGTTTTTTTGTCAGATATACATTACTATAAACTAATATGGCTCTAAGTAAACAAGAAAAAATAACTAAACTTAAAGAGAGTTTTAGAAACATGAAACTCGATGCTAGCGTCATGGGCAGGACTCTCGGGCTGACGACGACTTCTCTAAGTCCTCTCCTTGTGCTGAATGCTTCTCAAAAGCTTCTTAGAGTGTACGGAAGACAAGAGGAGCCTGATGATCGTGATAACGTAGTCTTTTCGAAATTTTTAGGTCCTGAGGATTTTATAAAAGAACATATCGAACATGACGCAGGCAAGATTCAACTAAAAGCTAAAAACAAGCTAAGACAAAAAAGGAATCTTTCGTGGCTGCATGGAGGGTTTTTTAGTCCTCAGGTGAAGAGTGTGTTTGTCGGGAACTCGCTGGCTCAGAATATCGAGGGAGTAAATCCTATGGAGCAGTATATGCTTGCTCACAAAGTGACCAAGATGGGTATGGGAGGAATAGGATCTAGTGAAGCTATTCCAGATAGTTCTCGAGAAGTGAATGAGAGTCAGTTTGGATTACTTGATCCCATTCAAACCGTAGAGGCTACTACAATCGGAGTTGTAAACTTCTTTGTGAATAACGCACGCAAAGGAAGCGACGGAAAAATCTATCGCAAAGTAATAGATAACAGTACAGGCAAAGCCGTATGGATAGACCATCAGGAATTTTTAAGCTCTACTATTGATGTTCCTGAACACTAACAGGGAGCCATTTATCTGCAGGACATTTTTCCAGAGGCAGCTTTAGTTTAGCTTTTGTAGAGCACCCACACAAAGTACAGCTGCCGGTATTGACAAAAGAAGCAGCGTCCCAAAACTCACAAGATTTGCAAATAGCTAGTCTTTGATTATACACTTCGTCACTAGCAAAAACGAACCCGCTTGCTGTAAAATTTTTTACTGCCTGTAGTAGTGTTTTTGCTTTTGTTAACGCAGATACTTTATTTGGCTGTACCGAAATGCTCTTGGCGGTCGCGGGTGGATTTTCTGTCTCAGCAACAAATCTAGCCCAGGTAGTGTTTAGCAAATCTTCTACCAAAGGATCAGAATCCAGTCGCGCCTTCCAGTAGTCAAACAATGCTCGAGGTCCTCGACTATGTACGCGAGCAAACGCCCCTTTGTTTAGCCAAAGGTCACGTTTATCGGCACGCTCAGTCAAGGTCATGGCGTACATTACAACCTCAAGCTTTTCATATTTGGTCAATTCTTCTTCCATTGCTACATATTATTAACTTTAAACGAAGACGCAAGCGCAATTAGGACCTACAGGGGCTTGGCCGGAGCCACAAATACAACACGGTTGACCGTTCGAGCATTGTCCGCAACCGGTGCCTGTTTCTCCAGGACAGCACTCGGGAGCAGGACACCGCGATCCTGATTTGCATGAGTTGTCATCTATTGTAGCACATTCATTGTAATTGGATGCTGTAGGGTCGGTGCAACCTCGAACAGGATCAGTTGGATACGAGCAACATGACTTGTCGGAGCATGGAGGAGCAGTACCTGACGGGTCATAGTTTGTGGCACATTTGTCATCACAGCGTTGCGCCGGACAATTACATTTACACTCTGTACCTTGTATTACAGGAAATAACCAAGACATATTATTATTAGCTAGGAGTTGTCATTAATACCCAGGCAGTGCGGTTTGTACCATTAACACATATTGTAATTTGCTGAAAAGATGCGCTGCTAGGAAGACTTGCTGCGTCAAGCGTTATTGTTTTGGTTCCTGACCTTAGAGTTAAATCAGAAACGTTATAATTGCCTGTGTTTGCTCCGTCGGACAGAGATAAGCTGCTTGTACCTAGTGTCGATGTCTTTGTGCCTACACTAGAGGTAAAGTTACCTAGCGAAGAGTTTATGGCTATGCTGCCTCCTGCAGAAGCCGCAAGGCTAATGTTCTCATTGGTATATGTTCCTGTTTGCCCTCCATTATGTAAGGCTAAGGAAGAAGCATTAGAGTCAATTGTTACATACTTATTCCCTTTACGAACTGTAAGGTCAGCAACGTTATAGTTGCCTGAGTTTGTTCCATCACTAAGAGACAGACTACTGACACCCAGAGTACAAGCTCCTGCAGAATCCTTTTCTATATACAGACTGTTTGTTGAGAGAGTAGCCGAGTGGGACCCAAGATTAATAGACAGATCACTAACATTATAGCTTGCTGCGTTTGTGCTTCCTGTTCCTAGCTGCAGACTCAATGTTCCTAGAGTTGACGATACGCCTGAGGCGGAAATTAAGATGTTTGAGGTACTAGAAGCTACCGCACTTATGTATGTGTTTAGTCCTGCGCGGATAGTCCAGTCAGCTATATTGTAGTTCGCTGCTCCAGTAATTGTACCTGTACCTAGCTCAAGACTAGATGTGCCTAGTGTAGATGAGATTGTTCCTGTCGAGATGAGTATGTTTGGACTTGTTCCGGTACTAATTGCTACTGACCTGTTGTTACTGCCTCTTACTGTGACGCTTGAGTTTGTGTAATCGCTAGCGCTTCCTGATCCCTCTAATCGCAGACTGTTTCCTTTTAGTAGAGATTTACTAGAAGTTGAAGTGTCGTTGATTTCTAAAGTCTTGGTGTCAGCGCTGGCTGTAATTGTGTTGGTGCCTTTACGTAATGTAAGATCAGAAACATTATAGTTTCCGGTATCCGTCCCGGTACTTAACGATAAACTACTTGGTCCTAAAGAAGAGGAGGCCGAGCCGAGCACTATGGACGACGACGAGGCGTTTATAGTATTACTCGCACCGATACCATTATTGTAAACTAACAGGTAAGTTGGAAGCGTCTCGACACCTATATTTGCACCTTGCTGCACTCCCAGTTTACCTAGCGTACCTTCAATATTTACACTGTAGTTTGAGCCGTCTCCTGAATATATGGAAGCTCCTGTTATTTTTGTGTAGTTTGTTCCTGAAATATTCGACCATATCTCTGTAGCTCCGACCGTAGCAGAAGATCCTGATCCGTTAGCTATTGAAAATTGCCCTACTCCGTATGTTGTGGATTCTGCTCCGTCACGCAGAATTATAGATTTGGGTGTAAAATTAGCTATATTTGTGCCGTCATTGAGGCTGAGAGCTCCATACGACAGCTTTGTTGTTTTGATTCCTACTCCGAGAGTCAGGCTAGGGTCTCCTGCCGAAGCGGATACGTACTTTCCTGTTGCTGCAATGTCTCGAATAGTAAAATCACCTATGTTGTAGTTTCCTTTATTTGTACCGGAACCTAGTTCTAGACTTGAGGGACCTAGCGTTGAAGAGGCTACCCCAGAGGTTAAAGTTAGTAAAGCTGCAGTTAAAGCAGATGTTACTGACGCAGAAGAATAGACTGAAAGGCTGCCGGGAGTCAGTTTACCTCCTAGCGTACCTGCAGTTGCTTCCACCGTACCGTTCAGCCCTGAAATATCTACACTAGCCGTGCTGCCGTTGCCGGAGTAAATCCGTGATCCTGCTATATGTGTGTAGTTTGTGCTGTCGGTCTTTACCCAAAGATTTCCTGCATAAAGCTGCGACTGTAAATTAGCGTCGTTATAATCTATGCCTGTTGCTTTATAAGCAGCGGATTTAGTTCCTTCTCTAACTGTGAGACTAGAGGGAGCAAGATCTGCTTTGTTTGTTCCGTCATGTATAGCTAGCGCTCCGTAACTCAGCTTTGTGACATTAGCTGTACCGCTGCTCAGTTCAACATACGGAGTGGCGGCATCTATGGTTACGCTCTTAGTCCCTTTGCGAACTGTAAGGTCAGCAACGTTATAGTTGCCTGAGTTTGTTCCATCACTAAGAGACAGACTACTGACACCCAGAGTACAAGCTCCTGCAGAATCCTTTTCTATATACAGATTGTTCGTGTTCAGTACTGTAGAGTGTGAACCTAGAGTTAAAGACAAACTGCTGGTGTAGTAGCCTCCTGTATTTGTGTTATCATTGAGAGTAAGACTGCTCGCACCTAGAGTACTTTCGCCTGTAGAGTTATTGACAAATACATGGTTAGAATTTACTGTTGTCGAATCTGAGCCAGAATAGACATATAGATTATTCCCGCTTAGTTTTCCTCCTGAAGTACCATCGGTTACTTCTACATGAGCTCCTGAAGCTATACCTATACTGATGCTATCGTTATTTGCACCGACTCCTCCGTTCCCAACATATAAAGTAGCTCCGTCTATATCCGTGTAGCCTGACGATTTTTTTATCGTTGCCTTACCTGGAGTTATACTTGAATTTTCAGAAGGGCTCGAAGTGGTGTATATGGTGTTTGCATCAAGATGTGTGTACGACGTCGAGCTATCCTTAAGCCATAGATCGTTAGAGTTGACCGACATCTGTGTGCCGTCAGCGGCGTTACAGTATATCGTACCTCCATCAATTTTTGTATAATCTGTAGCAGATTTTTTGAAGTAGGCCTCTGCAGGGCTGATGCTTGTGTTTGTAGTACCTCCGTCGGAGGTTAGATACAGATTGGTGCTTTGAATTCTTGTAAACGCAGAGTTAGAATCAACTACATAAATATCTCCAGGGGAAATATTTGTATTCGTAGTTCCTCCATCGTCAGTGATATATACATTAGCTCCGTTAATACGTGCATAACTTGAGTTAGATTGTTTTATCCACATATCTCCTGGAGATATGCTTGCGTTTTTACCGTCTATCCCTGTGTATATATTGCTTCCGGTTATGACAGTCTTAAATACGTCGTCGTTGCGTATAACGATACGAAATGCTGAATTGTCGTTGTCGGGACCAGGAAATTGAATGTAATTATAGAGACTGTCTCCTTGATAGAAGGTATTCCCTGCCAGCTGTGTGCTATATGTAGCGTTGTTTTGTATGTTGAGTCTGGCTAGGCCTCCGGCACTATAATTTAGTTCTAGAGAGGCGTAATTACGAGCTCCATTTGTGCCGCCTTCAGCGACTCGCATATGATAGGCCCGCAAATCTGTGTTGTAGTAATCGTCGATGTAGCTTATTGATCCAACTCCCGAGAATTTAAGTGTAGGTCTTGATGCGTTTGGATCAGAGGCACACAAGTCAATTATGTTAGGATCTGCCTGGTTTGAGCAGGTCATGAACAAACTTCCATCACATATGTTTATTTCATTTTCTGATGGCAATGAGCAGCAGCTATTTTTCTTCAGCAGAGTAACATCTAGTTCTTCAAGATTAAGTGTTCTGAAGACCATATCGCCATCATCGGTTTGCGAATCTCCGCAACCGAAGTAGGGAGGAGACAGAGTGCCTGATAATTGCAGCTCGTTTCCTGTTTGACGTAGGTAAGGACCATCTGAGAGGGCAGTCCATTGTCTGGATGCTTCGCCTCCTATAGTTTTTATGTCTATGCGGTCTTGATCTATAGTGAAGGTTGTGCTTCCTCCCCCTCCTCCAACAAAGTATGAAGCCGGGGGTATATCTATCACTATATCTGTAAAATCTAGCTTTAGAAATTTTTCGCAGTCGGTGCCTGTTACGGTTAATGCTGATGTAATTGTCGCGCTACTTAAAAATACGCCGTTATAGTCTTTAACGGTCACTTTAGGAGAACGTCCTTCCAGCACTTTAAGGCTGAAACTGGGACACGCATTAATTTCAACATCTCCTTTCAAGGTAAACCCGCAATTGGGTTGACTGGACGGAGTTATACTGAACAGACTTTTTTGTACGGCTGTTCCGGAAATATTGATATCTACGTTAGCGTCAAAAGACTGACAAGCCGCTACGTTGATATTCCCATCAATTACAAAGCCACAATTCGGAGTGGATGTTGAAACAATACTCATGAAGGAGCCTGCGGCGGCTCCTGAAAAGGAGAGTTTCGAGGTATCGGCCGTGAACGTCTCACAGGCCTCAACACTGATAGTGCCTGAGATGTCTAGTCCGCAATTAGGTATAGACGCAGCCGAGATAATTATGGAGCTATTGTTTGTAGCTGTGTTACGAGCAGCTCCAGCGAAAGTTATGTTCGTTGTGGCTTTGAAGTCTTCGCAAGCAGCCACATCAATCTGTCCGTCTAGTACTACTCCGCAGTTGCTGGGTCCTGCAGCGGTAAGAGTAAACGTGCTGTTTTTAGCTGCGTTTACTGCTTTTATTTTGGATTCTGCTGTAAAGCTTAGACAGGAGGGAGGAGCAATATACGGAGGGGTGTACACCGGAGGAATGGGTGTAACATCCGGAAATTGGAATACACAGGCTTCGTTAATTGGAAGCAGTTCGGTAGAGCTTACCGCTACTTCAATACCGTCAGGGATAGCACAGGAAGGAGGTTTCGGATTGTTTACCGAATCATAAGCAGGGAAATACTCTGCGTAGTATTGTGGTACATCTCCTCCTAGATGGATAGACCCTGGATTAATGCTGTTCGACATTAAAGCATTTTATTAAACAAAGTATAGAAAAGCAATGTCAAAGGAGCCAATGCGATAGCGTCCTCTACAGCGAGGAAAGATAGAGAGGATACACCTAGCCAAAAACTAATACATACAGGACATATAACTAGTCTCACTATAAAAAGAGGGCGATAGTATTCAGCTAAAAAGTCAATATAGTTTCCTGGATAGCCTTCGTGGGCAAGTTTATTGTACTCATCTAATTTAAAGAGCCTAGTGAGTCTAAACAAAGTCAAGTACTCTGCAAAAGCATTGGTTCTTAGCCAAATCAAAAGCAGATAACTACACACGAAGGCTATCTCAGAAAGCTGCATACTATTGAGTCTTGTTGGTGTTCTCGATTTCTAGAATCCTCTCCTGCAACGACGTGAGTACGTTTTTTTGTGCAACAGTAGCGATCCTGTTATTTTGGAGCTGCTGTAGTTGTTGGCTCAATTTCGTAATGGCAGTCTCTTGTTCGGAAATTACAGAGTCTGCGTTACGCAGAGCGTCAGCAATCAGAAGAAGAGATACATGTTGCTTTTCAGTGTCTACTGGAGTAACGGCCGGAAGTTCTACGCGATCAGTGCTCATAGTGTTTGTTAGTTAAGTGCGTCATTTTCTTCAAGCAAGTCTTTAATTTCTGCCTGAATTCTTTTTACTTCTTCAGTATGTGCCTTGACTACATCACGCTTATTCTTTTTTGCAGTCTCGAGCTCGATTACGAGGTTGTAAATTTGTTCTTCTTTTGAGGTTTTTTGTTCGTTCATACTTTGGTTAGTTATAGCAGACATCAATAACAGTACCTGTGACGAAAGGGGTCTGCAAGGGTTTTGTACAAAAAAAAGAGCGCTGAATTAACAGCGCCCTTTTTAAACTGTAAGTAGCTAGGTGATAGACTACTAGGAGGCAGCAGGAATCTGCTCTTCCCTTGTAGCTGGGATAGCTTGCGCTCCAGCAACGATAGTTACAGCAAACAGCTCTCCGTCCGAAGGACCTGCTCCAATACCGACTTTACCGTTGCCACGGATATACTCAATAACATAACTGATCTTACAGGCAGCTTGTCCAGTAGACAGAGTCAGCGTGAATGGTGAGCCTGTGACATTTGTGGCCGGGAAGACTTCAAGAGTAATAGGTACAGTCGCATGAGCGACCACCGTAGCTCTGATGATATCTTTTGACGGCACATCGTGAAAAACGAGGGTGTCGTTGAGCGCGTATGCAGTGTCGCTGATGGCGCCGTATGCGACTTGAAGCTTCTCATAACGAGAGGTCTTTAGTCCGGAAATATCAGAAGCGCCTGATGCTAGTTTTTTTACTTTATATGTAGCCATATTGTGTTTTTATTTGGTTTGTTGTTTAGTAGCAGAGGAGCTTCAAAAGCTGCAACAGAAGCTAGGCTTCCAGAGAGACCGATGATCTTCTCCATTGCTACCTATAGTATTGCACATATTTTAATAGTATGCAAATAAATTTATCAGAAGCTTAGCCTCTAATCTGGACCAACAAACAGTGCGTAGAGCTTATCTATCTCGTCTCCTTTATACTGCAACCTGTTTGCATTGTATATCTGCTCTCCCCAAGCTTCCTTGATGACTGAGTCGGTTATACCCATGTCTTTTAAGATACCGTACAACCTCACTTGCGAATTTTTGACCATCAAGATAAACAGTTGCTTTTCAGGAAGAAATAATATTCTTGCTGACTGGCCTGTGCGAGCTTCTGGATTTATATGAGCTTCAGGGATGCCGTCCTGTCTGATACGGGAATATACTCCTGGAAGAAGTCTTTGCTGGTTTACAGATTCGTACTCTGACCCGTTGTATATTACAGTGTTGTGGTTAGTTAAATACGGAATATGAGCTATGGTAGTATTTTTAGACTCCACCACATTACCAGACGCCTTGTGGATGAGATCTACCGTACCCTTTAAAGGAACAGTAAGGTCTTTCTTTTCGAGGATCGCTTTCTTCTTGGCTGAAGATGTGACGTGCGTACTCTCAATTTTTAGATCTTTAACAGCCAGTTTAAAGTCTGGGGTTTCTATAGCATTGAGTTTTTTAGTGAAAGCTTCCTTGGCCGTATCAAACAACATTCCCCGAAGTCTGATAGGATCGAAAAAAGCTCTGGTGTGTGCTGGAGGATTATTCTGAGGCATCTTTAGATAGTTTTAGTTTAACGGCCTTTGTTATGGCTATCCAGACAGTGTGATACTCTTCAGGATCTTTAAAATCTTCAGAGGATAGTTCAACAGAAAATGGATTGCCTGGATATATAACCCGGTCTGCTGTACCTCCAATTTCTTCCATAAAAGATCCAACTATCTTTAGCGACGGGATGTATACTTGTTTGCTTGACGTGGACATAGATGATTAAAAATAAAGTCTTACTCAGTATAAAGCAAGACCTTATTACACTAGCTAGTCAACTGCGCTAGATAGGCTTTATTTTTCTCATCTTCCAGCAGCTTAGCAAGCTCAGGGTATTTAGAAACCAGTTGAATTTCTTTATCAGATTTTTCATGCATATGAGGCTGTGTGTGCGCGTCTGCCGAAGCCTCTGATTCTCCGAAAGGGTTGGTCTTTGTTACCTCATTTAAAACAGAGTTGGCTGCTCTTCTTTCAGCAGCAGCCATCAACGGATCGAGCAAGAATCCTCCAACTTTAACTTTAGGAGCATTCATAGTGGACACCCCTGCTTTGTTGTAGTTAAGAATATCTCCTCGCGATCCTCCTCCTGAGCCGTAGTTATTGCCTGCTCCTCCACCTCCAGAGGACCCTCCTCCAAGGAGCCCTCCACCAGCAACTGCAGCTAAACCTAAAGGAGCTACAGATTTTAGTGCGTCTCCAGCATCGCTGATTGCGTGAGTTATCGGAGTGACTGGATTGAATTTTCCGACAAAGTTAGAAACACCATCAGCTACGGCTTTAAACGGGCTTGTGGCTGTCTCCCAAAAAGTAGTTCCAAACCCTGGCTTAGGATTCCGAGCAGGAGGATTCATGGGTTTTGCGCCACCCCCACCAGCAGGCGGAGCGGGCGAGGAGGGAGCAGCAGGAGGGCTGTACGCTACTGCTGTTTTTTCCAGTGTTTCTTCATAACCTTCTCTAAGAGCAGTCCAGTCAATTTTCATATTTAAGCGTAGGGTTGAAGTTCAACTCTGGTTGGCATATGTTCGTCGAGATAGCTGTCCGGCTTTTCTCTCATCTTCTTTCTCAATAGATATGTCAGATACGCTGCGCCTGCTCCTGTACCCAACAGTCCGCTGGCTGCAGTATCTATAACAGGAGAAAAAGGCTTTTTAATTGTAGTTGCTGCGTCTTGAATTACTCTCTTCATAGAGTCATCTTCGATGTCGACATCGTTGTCAAAAGATAGAGCCACCTTTTCGTTATCGAACAGAGCAGCGTAGGCTAGCCCGTTACAGAAAGCGTCGACACATGGAGTTTCGATATGTTCAGCTCCTGTTTTTATCTTTGATAGAGTGTCAATATACTCTTTTTGAGCAAGCATGAGTTCTTGCTGTATCCTCGCCTTCTCTTGCATGAAATAGTCTTTCTTGGCGTCACGAAAGCCAGTCTGCCCTCCTACCAGCATACGCATAGGATAGTTCTGACTTTTTAGAGCTCTAGCCAAGATGCCTGGATCGGAGTAGGCGTCCGAAGCCTCTCCCATTTTTTCGTGATTTGGAAGCAGATGCATAGGGATAGGTATCTTTAACACATCTTCGTCACCACCTCCGTAAGTTTTCTTCTCTTCCAGCTTCTTACGAAGCTCTTGTTCTTTAGCTAGTTGAATAGCACTAAATAGACTCTTCCCAAACAGTTCAGAAGCTTCATACTGCTCGTCAGGAGACAGTGGAAGCTGAGTAAGTGCGGTTTTTTCGTTAGTTGACATAATTTTATTCTTTAGCTTTTTCTTTCTTGGATCCGTAGATAACAAACACTCTAAAATTTCCCTGGTTTGTCCAGGTGTCTTTCCATAGGGCGATTAGATACTTTTTATTGTTTAACAACTCATTGAGCATGTCTTGATCTCTTTGTTGCTCAGGATCGAGGATAATATTCTTAAACGTGTAGTCGGCCATGTCCGAAGCAACACCTCTCTTTTTGATTCCTTTTGCTTTTTCGTAAGCATCTATTACAGCTTCAGGATCAAAAGATTTGTTTGTTACTTCATTTTTGATGTTTCTTTTTTTACTGCTTGATGTCGGATCAAACGAACTTTCACCAAAGTCAAAATGCTCAGTAGCTTTAAACTCCATAGTCTTATTGAATTCCATGTTCTCTTCTAAGGTTTTGCGTGATTCGCCTGACCAGATTGACCTTTTGTCTTTCTCTTTCGAGAGCTCCATTCACAGAGTCTACAGACTTGTCCATTTCGTCGAGAGTCAAACCAGCCATTGCTCCACCAGCCAAGCTGCTCTTGAACGCCATCTCAGGCAAGCCGAAAAGCATCCCAGCGCTATCTTCTGCAACCTTATACACTCCTTCTCCGGTGTTTAGACTTTTTAGTGCTTTCTCGAAGTTTTCAATGCTCGAGCCCTGCTTCTGGAGCTGTAGACTCATCTCGGCTTTAATTGCTTTTGCGTAGTTTGTAAGTTCCATAATTATAGTTTTATTCTGACTTTTCCGGTATCCTGATTATAGCTGGTAAACTTCTTTGTGTGATAGGTGTTATATATTATATTGCCTACACCGAAACCAGCCAAGCTCATTAACGTTTGTGCTGGAGGACTAAGCTCCGCATATGATGCCACGGTCTTGGCAAGAGCTGCTCCTGCTGCGCCAACCACAAGATGATCAAACCACTCAGGACTGTCTAGCATCGTCAAAAGGGACTGCTTTTTTCTGCCATCAAGACCATGGTCTTGTCGAATAAACTTCGTCAGCAAGACAGGGTCCGAAAGCACATCGAGCCCAAACATAGGTCTGCCATGAGCAGAAACATCTCCGACTCCTCCAAAAGCTCCGTTATACGCCTCTTTGTCCATATTAAGCTAGTTGTGAGAGAGCTGAAGGAAGTATAGCGCTCGCAAGAGGAATCAGCTCTCTTCTGTTTCTAACTGCAGGATTTGCCATACGTTCTCCTATTCTTGCAGGATTCATTTTGTCTCGTAGTCCTCCAACCATCTTGCTCAGGGCGTACGATCCTACACCAGATGCTATCGGATAGTCTGCGTGAGCTTGAATGAAAGATTTTCCTAGGTTACCTGCCCCTTGCAGCAAACCTGCAAGTCCGTCCGCGTCGAGCATACCTGCAGCAACGTGAGGGTTTACAAAAGCAGTCTTAGCATGCTCTTCAGCTCCGTCGATCAGAGCTCCTGGATCTAGCTGAGCAGACTCCTCGCCCGAAACAGACTCGAGAGCCTTTAGCTTCTCTATAAACTTCTTTGTTGGAGAGTACCTCCAGTTTTTACCTTCCTCGTGCTGAAGCATAAAAGTAGGATTTTGACTTCCGTCAACAAGAGTCATATAGATGTTGTCTGGACTAGACCTGTGAATTTGCGCAGTTCCTTTACTGATTGCGTCTGTTTCAAAGTTTAAAATGTTGTCATCTTCCGAGCGACTCAGCTTGTGGTCCTCGGCCGGAAATTTCTCAGGAAGCCCTTTAAAGCCATACACAAGATTACCATCGGACAGGTTTAGCCCGTCTTTTGTTCTAGCGTACTTCCATTTTGCCTGTGTTGTGATGTTGGGTAGAATGTTTTCATTCATAGGCATAGCGCCTACGTCGAAAGCCTGTTTCTCAAGTTCTTCCTGTACACCTAGATAGAAGGCGGGCATGTATACATTCATACTATAGACTAGTTGGTCGTTAATGGGTATTGACTGTTGCTGGCTGCAGCTCCAGGCTGCACACTGTTTGCACCCACACCATAAGGATCTTTCCAGCGATTCATCATACCAGGAAGATAATTGTAGCCTAGAACTCCACCGAGAATGGGCATGATCATTCCATAGTTCCCCATACCGTTGCGCTGCATTTCATTAGCAATCAACAAGCCTAGCAGTGCTCCTCCTACTCCTCCTGCCCATTTGTTCTTCATGAAAGGCACGGCTCGGTTTCTGTCTTCAAGCTGGCCTGTAACATCGGTAGAGCTGTCGTCTTTTCCGAACATGCTCTTGGCTAGTCGGTAGCCTCCGTAGCCTAGCGCTGCTGTTGTTCCCCACGGACCTAGTGCTCCGAGACCTGCCCCTAGAACAGTGCCTCCTGGAATAGGAGACATAAATCCTACACCTGCCCCTACAGCAGCACGCTGTCCCATGCTCATACCAGGAGTCTCTCCTTTTGCCATAGGACCCATCTTGGGAACATACTCTCGAGCAGTGTTGCTAGAGAAGCCCGAGTCGTGCAAAGCTTTGGCATGATTCTGAATATCTTCCAGGGTAGATTGAGACGGCACATTGCCTCTAAAGTCTTGAGGGCTCAAATTTCCTCTGGCAGCTGCACTGAGCTGAGGCCCAGAGTCTGGATGTAACCCTGCGTGAGCGGCAAAGTCGTCCCAGTCTCCTCCATGTATCTTTTGTAGAATGTCTCTGGATTTTTGATACTCGGGATGATTTTGATTTGCA